GCCAACAATCGATCCAAATAATTTTTCCAACATGGCTTATTCCACAATCTCAAAATGAACCAAATCATCGAACGAATTGTCCCGAACCTCAGTGTCTCGGTCCCAGTCACCGCCCCAGCGAAGATCAATGCCCATGGCCTTGGCTGTCGCCAGCACGTAGCCTGCAAACAATGTCTGACGTTCCCGGTCGTCCCAGAGGATTGGATAAGGGGTCACATCGACGGCGCGGGACGGCACAGTGTTGTGCTTCCCATCCGGCCAACGGACCTGGCTCTTGCCTTCCGCCACCATCTGGTTCTGGCGGGCTTCATTGCGCTGCCCTTCCAAAATGGTGCAGTCGAAGTTTTTAACCACCTCATGAAAAACCCGCTGCAAGAGCGGGTGACAGGTGGCAAGCTTGGTGAGGGATTTTTCAGAAAAACTGGGCATCACTGAATCCCCCCGAACAACTTGAGCTTAATGGCAACGCCTGCCATGAGAGCGAGAAGCAATCCTGTGGTAATCAGTCTGATGACAGTCGACCAAGCGGTGTGCTTGGCCATACGAAACGCACCCAACAAGGAGCGAAGATCCCTGATGTCATTGGCTGCGCGCTCATCAATCAAGCCAACGTTAGCAAGAGCGCGTTTGGCCCCGCGCTCGGCGGCTAATTCCATGAGTTCTTCAAAATCCTCTTCAGGCATGCGTACATGCCCGTCCTCCAGGGACGGTCGGTTCATTGTATTATTCCTCTATTGTCTGGCTTTTAGTCATGGTCGCGACGCATGGGACCATCGATGGCGGTCGCTACTTTCCCGGTGATCATCCAGAGCGCGCCGGTCAGCAGGGCAATATTGTAGGTAAAGCTGTTGTCACAAGCCCGATTCCAGTATTCCCCTTCGAGATACATGCAGGCCCCTTTGCAAAGCTGGACCACCGGGCATCGCTTACATTCATCGCGAAGCGACCAGTGGGTCGCCGTCGTCAGGCGCACGTCATCAAGGGCATCCACATGGCCGATCCTATGGCCGTCATCGGCAGTATTCTGACAGGTATAAACATTGCCCTTGAGATCGACCGCCATGGTGTCGTTGCGATCCAGGCCGCATTTCTGGCCAAGGGACATTACCGGGCGTCCTTCGGCCACAGAATTGAACCAGTCCTGAAGCTTGAGCCAAACGGTGGACACCCCAAGTGCACTGCCATCCATGATCTCACCGAGTAAAGACAAACGAATGGCCTTGTGTTCTTCCTCGGTGGCGGGACAGGTCAGCAACGCCCCCACGTCATAGGGAAGTAGCAGTTCTTCAGAACCGACCTGAATGTCCGGCACACCAAGCCGGTCAACAAACCATTCCCGCGCCGCCTTGAAACTATGATGGTCCCGGGTCAGGACCACATTGATGGCGCATTTTTCCTTGAGCCCGGGCCGAACGAAGAGCTCCCGAATGGCATCGCACTTGTCCGGATCATCGAATGGATCCGGTCCTCGCAGATGCTGGCCGGGGCCATCATGGGAAACGGTGACCGAAAATCCCATTTCCGCCAACCAATCGAGTTTAACGTCATCCAGCAAGGAGCCATTGGTAGTGACGGCAAGCTGGGCGTTTGGATAACGGTCTTGTATCCCTTCGGCCAAAACCTTCATCTTTTTCCAATAGACGAAAGGCTCACCACCCCAGAACTGGATGAATGCGCCTTTGCCTTTTCCATCATCGCCACCATCCCACCAGCCACTCAGACCATCGAGAAACGCGTTCACGTCAGTGAGCTTGGAAGGTTCTTCCTTGCCCACCTGGCTTGCCTGTCCGCAATAGGCGCAGGAATAGTTGCACTTGAAGCCTAAGGATATTTTGAGGCGGCGAATGGCGGGTACTTTACGCCCCGGATTTTCAGAGCTCACCGCATGTGCCGTCGGCCAGTGTTCGCGTTTACCATAAGAAAAACCGACCGGGGATAAATCCACCGGTCGGCCATCTTCATGTGTAAGAGAGGATATGTCCGGGTCATAGAAGACCCGTTCTGTGTCCCCGTCAGGGTCCGTCAAAGTGATGGTGTAAGCTGCCATGATCAATTCCTTCTTGTTGTGCAATCCAGTTAAATATTTGGTGTTTGGCCTTGGCCAGGCGGCAATCGACCACATGGGTGTTGCTGCGATGACAATTGCCCCGGCACCAGCGATTGATCGGGCAAGCCCGGCATTCATCCGTATCCATGAAACGTGATGCCGAGGCTTCCGCTGATCGTTCGGCGGGAGAGCGCCCCGTCTCGAACAATTGGCCGGTCTTAAAACGATGATCGACGCTGTGATGACAGACATAGCGCTTGCCGGAGAGATCAACGGACACATGGTCGGCGGCATAACACAGCGGTTCCATGCCGCAGGATGGGGCCTGAAGTGCTGTTACCCATTCCTGAAACGGCCCTTCCAACAAATCGAAAGCCAACCGGTCACCACCGGCGCGTAATTTAGCCAACTCCCACAGGTGCGACACGTGAACGGCAAGATCGTCTTCGGTCAGCCAGTAAGCGGGATCGCAGCCATCGGTGGCCCGCACCCAGCCCGCATGGGGAAACACCCGCCGACCAATTTGTTCTTCGATGTCGCGCAGATGATCAAACCAGAGCCACGCCGTGAGGGCCTGATGGGTAAACAAAAAATGCAAACTGAACCGTTTCAGGTTTTTAGCCTGATCCCAGGTTGGCGATCCGAAGCGACCATGGTCGCTAATCACCACATGGGCCCCCATGGCGTTCAGGTCGCCGACGATCCTTGGTGTCAGGAGACTGCCATTGGTCGTCACCCGAACGGCCTGCACATCGACACCTGCAGCAAACAAGGCGCTCTGGATCTCGCGGATGATTTCCCAATAGAGCAGCGGCTCGCCGCCCCAATAACCCAACAGATCAATGCGCTTTCCGGCCAGTTGCGGGATCACTCTTTCGATAAACCGCGACACATCCCCCGCCTTGCGCACCGCAGATTGTTTGTCCGGGGCCTGCAGGCAGTACCCGCACTTGAAATTGCAGGCGTAACCCAGAAAGACGTTCAGCTTCATGCCGTCACGGTGAGTGCATGCTCGGCCAAACCGGTCACATGGCGGAAACCGGCCTTGATCTTGAATTCATCCCCCGGCGCGTTCCAGGGAGCGGTCACGCGGAAAGTCCCTTTGCTCCCAATGATGGGAACGCGGGTCATTGGCAGATGGCCGCCGGTAGCCTCCAGAAACAATTCCGTATCTATTCCGGAGATCGCTCGCCCACCTGAACTGGTAAGCTTGATACCGATCTGCGCCTCACCGGCGGCGGCAACCGTGTCCGGGCCGGAGAGGGCGATCCGGGGCTCTGATTTGACGCTGTAGAGAACCTGATCCTCAGGTGCGATCATTTTAGCCCTGTCGGCCAGAGCGCCAACAGCACCATGGGCTGGATGACCAACCACCAGAAAACTCGACTCGGTAAGATCAAGCCCCGCAAAATATACAAACACCACCAACGCACAGTCGGTCTGGTTGACCATCAGATGGCGCGTGCCGGTGACCTTGTTGTCGCATGTCAGGGCCCGAACGTTGTAGGGCAGTGCTGGTGCACCCGACGGCTCCAGCGGAAACATCCAGCGGGCCATATCCGATCCCTCATGAAGACCACGGGCATGATCCAGATCGAGACAAACGCTGCCCAGCTCCCGAAATGGTATTTTGGACAGGCGATCAGCGAAAACGCTGCCATCAACCACAGCATCTGGAAAACTTCGCCCCGGCGTCACAGGCCCATGCCGGTTTACATCCAGACCGGCCATGGCTTTTTCAGCCTCAGGACATTCCGCCCAGGTTCGAAGCGTGATCTTTTGCGGATCATCGACGGTCTGTACCAGCATTGGAAATGGATTGGATAACCCGTCAAACCGGGTCACAAAGAGGTTTGGTAATAGGCTCATGATTAATCTCCTGATCAGGCATCACAGCAAGTGCAGTTGCAATATTCCGTGCTGCAATAGCTGCAATAGGAGCAGTACGAGCAATAGGACATGCAGTTGTAATTGACCCTCTGGAAGGCCAGTCGGACCTGTGTCGTCGAGACCTGTTCCAGGGTGTAATTGTAATAATAAAAGCTACCCGAACCGGAGGTTCCTGCATCTCTGGCCCCGCCCACGGACGCATACCCTTTGTTGAACAGGGCGGCGAGATCAGAATTGTTGGCAATCTTGAACCCGGTCGCTCCTACCGTGCCTTGTGATTTGACCGTTGGTACGACCAGCTCACCGGTCATGGTGTCACCAGTCTTGGCCACACGACTGCCAAGATCAACACCGGCCTGAATGGTCGCAACTGGCGTGGTAGCGGCATCTGCCAATCCCAAGGTCGTGCGCTGTGCTGCAGCACTTGCGTCATCAATCAACGATTTGCCCGCAGCGGTAACAGTCACTACGCCAGCCTGGCCATCCCCGGTGCGTTCCACCAACCCTGTGCCGGTCAATCCGGCCACCGCCGCAAGATCCGCATCCTTTGCCTGATAGGCCGTATCATGGTTATGGCCGATGATGGCAAACAGGGCTTGCGCTTCTTCCTTCGACAGATAGCTTTTTGAAAGATCGGCAATAACCACCCACGTATCGGGCCCAATAATTTTGAGCTGATAGAGTTTGCTCTCATCGGTGCGCAAGCACAGCATGCCGATGGTCACACCTGAGGTTGGAAACGTTGTGCCGGAGAAGCACGACGCGACCGCATCGTCACGGTCCAGCAGCTTCTGGCGGCTGTTCTGCAGGGTTTCTGTTGAGGGTATATCGGGGTAATTTTGTGCCATAGGTGTTTCCTAATATCCGAGGGCCGACCAGCTGACCGTGCCCGCGACCGGTGTGATACCGTCCGCCGCATCGACAAGCCGGACGCTAAATCCAGTGGTCGTAATTGAGATGATTTCCGGGAGTGACGGAGACCCGCCCGCCTTGAGCGTTACCTGAACTTCCGGCGGCGCGGCGAAACTCCGGTTAAAGATGATGGTGACACCGGCAACCGAGACGATGGCCGTCCCCCGGTCGCGAACGTCGGGAACATCAACATTGAGGATGGCATCCGCAATCGCAGTTCGATCCCCCGTCACCGGGGCGCTCAATAAAAGACCAATGATGGCCTTTGAATATTCATAATCACCCGGCACGAGATCGCGAAACCGGTCATAACCAAGCGGCCCTTTATCGGCCAACAACGCCCGAAACGCCGCCTCATCTATCGTTGTCGACCGCACCGCCAAATCCGCCATCACGGCGTTGGCATGGCGAAGCAGCGCATCGCCAAGCGCAAAAGTTTCTGCTGAAAAGCGAGCTGAGACCTTCGCCTCCGTCTCGCCCAGCGAGATCGCCTCCGCAACGCCACGCCAGAACACGGTAACCGGCTCGACCACCTCCGCCAAAACCAGCGGTTCCGCCACCCTCTTGGTTGGCAGGCTTATTCGTCCCTCACTGACATTGAAGCTTTCCGTTTCGGGGCGTTGAGTGTTTTTGCCAACAAGCTCACCAAGGCCCAGGCTCTCTGTCACCGACAGGATGAAATTGATGTAATCAACGTAGGTCTCGGCCAGAGCGATGAATTCGTGTCGATCAGCTTGAACGATGCCGTTGCGGTTATCACCAAGGCCAAAAAGGGAAGCCGCATACAGGTCTGCCTGCCATCCGGAGACCTCTGCGAACGGCAATGTTTCGGATACTATCGCATCGAATACCGTTGTATGAGCCGAGGCCCAGTTTTTTCCGGCTTCTGCCGCACTCCAGGCAAACCCCGCCGTCGCCCAGATGTAATCCACACCCGGCGTTTCATTTATCTGAACAGTCATTTAATTTCCCTGTCGCGGTTTTATCGTTCCCCGCCTCTTGCTCATGACATCGTAAAGGTGAACTTTTGGGTCAGCGTGTCGTCTGCACCCTTGTTGATGACGGCAAACACCACCCGGTCCAGCAGGGCCCCGGCGGCAGCCGCATTCAAAACACCCGCCTCGGTGATAGCTCCTGTCGCCTCGCCCGGATTAAAGGTCGCTTCAAAGGTGAATATTTTGGTCCCTGCCGTATGCGCATAGGTCGCTGCCTTGCGTGCAAGCTCGGTACCCAACCCTGTATTCCCGGTGGCCGCCGCAACCGTGCCGGTGCCAACCGCAATATGGCTCATGGCTCCGGGACGACCCGTCGGCTTGCCAATGGCGTCGGCAATGAAGTCAAAACCGGCATCGACAATCAAATTGTCTTTACGCCTGACAATCACCTCGCCGTTGGGACGGCGCAGACACAGCTCCATCGCGCCCGTCAGGCGCAAGCCTGAGGGCAATTCTCTTTTCTTCATAATTTTCTCCGTTCAGGGATAAAGGCGTAGTTGATCGAATGTGCCGATGGGCGTCAGCGGCTGGTTGGCCGATGCCACGTCACCGCTCTTCCATGACGCGGCATGAAGTGCTCGATCTGTTGTCGATTGGGATATGCCAAACGTAATGATGTCACCGGCAATTCGGGGCAGGCTGAGCCCGATCCGATTGCCAAGGTGATCTTCCAAGTAATAGAGGCTGACAACAGGATCGTAGCCGAGGCACAGCACACCTGACCCTCCCGACCAGGTCACGTAGACCTGCGGCTCTTCCAGAAATTGATCAAAGCGCAGATCGAACGTGGTCGAAAATTCTGCCGGTATGGCAATCGGCCACGCCACCTGAGTGGTGTCCATAATTTTTAACCCTTGGGCAAAGCGCGCGTCAGCAAACCCGGCTCCCAGTATTCTCGAAGCGTCTGTTCCCTTGAGACCCGCCGTATCTCCATCCAGCGAAAAGCCTTCAACAAGGTCCGCACCCGATGCGGCATTCACTGCAATGACGGTTTTAAGTGTGGCTCCATCGGCGTCCCCCACCGGCAACCAGGGCGCATTGGCTTGCCCTTCGTTCCAGAAAAACGCCGCGTCGGTCCAGGTCGCCGGATCAGAAGGAATGGCGATAATGCTTGACGCCATCCAGTTCCGGGCCCGAAAGACCTGGTCTAAATCGGCGTTAAAGTAATAGGCCCCCGTCGCTGCATTGACGCCGCCCGTTCGGGTCAGGGCTAACAAATCATCGGTCGCGATTTCCAGATCATGGAGAACACCGGGCCAGCCAAGGGTTTTGCGATCACTTTGCAAAATGACATTGCGATCCGACAAGGGAGCGAGCCGTGTGGTGGCAAACGATGCCGTGAGACTATAAAGACCCGCCGCAGAAACCGCCTTACACCAGAAGGTCTCATCGGCGGCATTGCGAACCGGCCATAGTGAGACCAGGTGATCGCCGCCCGAGCGCCCGACAAAACGACCTTGTCCCCAACTCTCCCCGGCCCGGATTTCATATTCAACGCCGGAGATAGGCAAGGAAACCCAGGAAAAGCGCACATGCTCCCCTTGAGGGATGACGTCAAAGCCGCTGACGTTGGCAGGTGGCACAACAGACGCTGTCACACTGACCGCACTGATGCTTTGCAATCCCAGCTCGTCGATGGCCCGAATATGGAAACGATGATCCCCGGCATCATTAAGCGCCACAAACAGCGACGTTCCCCGATGCCGGGTGGTGACAACGCTGCCCGTGTCCCAGGCCTCACCATCGCGGACTTCATAGCCAATGACATCAAGCGCGCTGACCGGGTCCCAGCTGAGCTGTACCCCATCGGCCCGCCGTGTTGCCTGAAAGCTGGCCACATCCGATGGCGGCGTGGTTTTACCGACAACAACATGGTTTTCAACCAGGGCCCAATCGGAGGCATGCCCGGCCTGACTGACCGCCCGAAGGCGAACGTCATAGGCCACACTATCTTCGACAGGTTGCACGGCTATTTCTTCACTCGACGCCGGAACCACCGGCAAAACCGTCCAACGGGCATTACTGCCGGTGCGCCTGTAATGCGCCTGCAGGACATCGGCCCAACTGTTCAGGCCTTGTGGCAGGCTAACCCGAACCAGAATGCGCGACTGGGCACGCCCATCAGGGCCAATCACCAGGGCGTCTTCGTCCGATATGATATCTTCGATCACCGGCATCGCTGGCACCTGGCGCTCGGTTTCCGGCGGCAGGGTCATGAGCGAGTCAAAATCCGGGATGAGACCGGCGTCTGCCGCATGAACATCTGGTGCCGCGTCAATCAGGGTCAAGGTGGCGCGAAAGTCTCCTGAATGACGGATGGCCTTGACGATCAAACTCGCGCTTTCGCGCTCCGCCTCACCGAACAAGGCCAGGTCTCCCGGCTCCGGGGCAAGGTAGATGGCAAGCGGGATCAGAAACGATAGAACTGAGGTTTCTCCCGATACCGTAACAACAGAAGCCACCGAGCTCACCCCATCGGCATGACGAAACCGCACCGCGTATATTTTGCCTGTTTCCATGGCCATAACGTCATCGAGCGTCACCGATGCCGCATCGCCATTAACGTCGTAAGTGACATCCTTGATCCGTCCCCAACCGCCGCCCCAGAGGGGAACGTCGTGGCTAACCTTGACCAGATCACCCGCCGTGCAGACCAGATGGTCTATATCGACGGAAACCTCGTAGGTCTCGGGGCGAAGCTTGCCAACGGCCAGATGATAGCGGCCATGCTTCCAGGCCAGATCAGCACTTGTGCAGCCGAACAATTCCAATGTCTCAAACCGATTAGCGTTGGCTTCGCTGTATCCGTCCGCATAGACGATGACCTCGTCCTGTTGCCAATCCCGATCCGGATTAACGAACCGGCATTTAAAGCCGTGGGGGATTTGCGTAAAGGTTTTGATGCCGCGAAAGCCCATGGTGTTGCGCGGTGTAAAATGCTGGATCGGCACAGACTGCGCCACATCGCGAACAACAGAAAACATACCATCTCGCATGCCAAACCCGGCCCGACCCGCAGCGGCAATATCGCGCAGTAATTCAAATACCGTTGTCGGATAATCAATAACCGCGTCGAAAGTAAACGCCGGTGTGGCATCACCCCAAGTCTTGAACCCGGCAAGGTCCAGACGGTCATCCGACACCGGACGCCGGTTGGCGGGTCCGCGCAAAACATCCAGATAGGCCCAGGCTGGGTGCCGGGTTGCCTGATTGGCCCATTGCGCTCCATCCCAGACCGGCAGAAGTGCCTGCGTCACCGCAGAGAACTGATTGACCACGCCGTTCAGTTGATCGGTCGCCTTGATGCGCATGGCGACCAGACAGCGACCGGACGTCTTTACCGGGGTGGTATGCTGTACGGTGCGAATGGTCGAGATGAAGCTGTCGTCGCGAACCCGGGTCGAAGTGTTATCCTCACTCAGACGCGTAAAGCGTAGCTCATAGCGACCACTTGCCGGTGTGACAATGCGCAGGCCCCGTCGCACCACCTGTTCGCTGGCCGCCGTATAAGTGTTTGTTGTGTGTTCCGTCCAGGGGTCCGCCGTCCCGGCAAGGCGGTATTCGATCTTGATCTGAACCGTGCGGTCCTGACGATTGCCGTTGTCATCAAAGCGCACCAGCCCGCGAAACGTGATGTCGATGATGACCTCATCGGCCCCATCGCGGGTTTCCAGAATTTCCGGGCCACCATTGTTGGTCACTTTCAGGGAATATTGATCTTCGCGAATGGTGTCGGTGTAGAGGGTGATCGGCGCATCGGTGTCATAGCCCTGGCGGATTTCTGTCTCGACGCTTTCAAACTGGGTCAGCGGAATAGCCCCAATACGCAGGTCCGAGAGTTCCAGAGGGCCATAGCCAAAATCAAACAGCATGCGCAAATACTGCTCATCGCCCTCGATCTCACTATGCGGGTGGGCGGCCAATACTGGAAACACCCGGTGGCGACCATAAACCCTGGGCACGGCCCCATAACGGTTGGCCCGGTTCTGGGTGCCGGTGATCGCCAGCGTCGGACTGGTTCGGCTTTGCGCACCACCCATGGAGAGCTCTGCAAGCTTTGGCCGTGGCGGCGGTGCGATGGCATTAACGATCAGATTGCCAACCATGGTGATGGCGGCTCCACCAACGGCGGCTGCGAGATTGATGGTTTGACCGAAGATCACCGCTTCCGTCGGCAGGCCCATGGCCGCACCCATAGCCGGGCCCAGCACAAAGGCAGCGGCGACAACGGCAATGGTCAGGATAGTGCGCAGCGGGCTTTTACCGCCCCCTCCGCCTTTGCCCGGGGCAACACGCAGGGTGACGATGGTGCCAGCCTTGGGACGCACACGCACCCAGTGGTCACGAGGCACCGGGATGGGGTCACTGATCATTTCCCCATCCATTATCCAGACATGGGCATGGGCGAGGAGGACAGGATCAAGTAAGAGCCCGTCCATGATATCGGCGATAGTACCGCCCACAGGGATAGCCTGATCGATACGCTCGGCGGAGAACGGGTGTGGGCAGGCGATCAGGCGCAGCGCGTTTCCCTTATCCGTCATAACGATAGATTCCCAATACTCGACGACGCCATTTGGCACCGTCATAAGTTTCCAAACTGGCATCGATGCCATCTTCAATGTGTAACATCCAGCTGCCATCGGATCGCCCGGCGACCACCACGCCCACATGCATGGGCTGGTTCATCATGCGCATGAGCACAACATCGCCGGGGCGTTCCTCACCGAGCACCCGTTGACGCCACGGGTCCATCTCGCCCCGAACAAGGCGACCGATGTCTTTGGCGTCTTCGGTAGATTCATAACCCTCGGCATAGGAGGGCAGCACCGTGTCAAATTGATCGGCCAGCACGAGACGCACCAGCCCCCAACAATAGACACTGTCCCGATCCCGGCCATGCTCCTTGAAGGCCAGGCCGATATAATTGTTCACCCATAGCGGTATCATCAGAACAGACCCGGATAATCGCTTGGCACATAGGCATGCCCCGGAAACGGCTCGTTGAGCACATCTTCGAAAGCCAGCTCGCCGGTGACGGTCAAGGCATCATATTCCGCCGATACCAGGGTCATGTTGAAGGGCCCTGCCTCAACGGTATCTGGCGATGCGGCCATCACCACCTCAAGACCAACCGATAAGGGTGAAGAAATGCTGCGCAGGCTTTTGACAATTTTCCGGTCCACATTATCAATGCGCAGTGTCACGCGGGCGACGCTTTCGGCGTCTTCATCCGGCAAGGCAATCTCGAACGGATAGGCAATATATGTTTCGCCCTGGCTGACGATATCGACCGTGTTATTGACCACTCGGATGGGCTCGGTGATGTCCTCATGATCGAGCGTCAACAGCAGCAAAAAGACTTCGTCAGTTTCCTGGGCATTGACCGCCTTGCGGGCCGCTAATGATAACGTCCTGCTCACTGCGTTCGCTCCCTCATTATTTCCCTGTCGGACCTGCGGTCCTTCTCGCATCTTGTCACGGCAATATCTCCAGCCTCAAAGACGCATGCCACACCGTCCCACGCGCCACCGGGCTATAGCTGGGCGGCTCGATAAACCGGAACGTCACGGCTGTGCCATTGCGCGGATGCTTCCAGTCAAAGGACAAGGCTCCCCCGGCAATGGTCGTCATAAAAAATGCATCCAGGGTTTCGAGCTGGTCTGCCGTCAGGCGCATTTGGCAATCGATATTGCGCACGCCCGCTGTAAACCGTCGCCGCACCTTGGATGGTCCAGCCTCCATCTGTGAACGGATCACCGTATTGGGAACCTGTTCACCAAAACCTTGCAGCAATGGTTCTTGCGGCAAGGAAGCAGGCCAGACGATCATCATATTTCCCCCGCCCTGAAAGCTACACTTCCGAAGCGGTCCTCAGGGATGTCAGGCCTGCGGCCTTCCTCGACTCTTGTTGTCGTCATCTCGTGACGCCCCGCCGGTTGATGCCAAAGGAACTGCCCATGGCATTGTCAAAAGCCCCCAGGCCGATACCGCGATTAACTTCGTCGCGGATTAAAACCCGGATCATCTGTTTGCCGTTCGGTCCCCGCTCATTGGAGACTTCAGGCTTTTCCCCTTTGCTGCGCTGATCAATGATTTGAACCACCACGTCGGAGCCAAAGGCCTCGCGCATCTGGCCGGGCCAGCCGATGACTTCACCTTTCTTGGCAATGACCGGCACTTCGCCGCCGACCAGTCCCCCTGAATGGAACCGGGGCGCATTGTTAAATACGGCGGGGTCGACCGGGCGATGGGCAAGTGGCGTCACACCGATCATGCCACCACTATGGGCAAAGGCCGTGCTGCGAAACTGAGGAGCCAGCCCGGCACCGTTATTGGGGGCGGTCAGGCCGGACGAGCTGGAAAAATCAAAACTGAAGCTGCCAATCAACCCTTCGAGAAAGCTTTCCATGGGCTTGAAGATCAAAAGCCGATAGGCCGCCCGGAGTGCTGCCTCTTCCAATGACGTAAAGAAGTCCTCCACCGACAGCTTGCCGGTCCGGGCCCAGTTGACCCACGCATCTTCAGAAGCTTTCAGGGCACTGGAGGTCACATCCTCGAACATCTGTGCCGCATCACCTGCCTGTTTGCCGTAATCACGCAAGGCCCGGGAAACACCTGCCGACCAATCCTGGCTGGCATTCAGTATGCGCTCATAGGCTTGCTCGGACGCTCGGGCGAAGGTTTCCTGGGCAATGGCTCCTTCGGCCAATAATTTATTCAGATCGGCGATTTCGGCTTTGTAGGCTTGTTGCGTCGTGCGCAGGCTAATCGTGAGGGATTTTCCCTTCTCCCTCAGCTTGTTCGCATCCTCTTCCGCCTTGTTACGGGCTTCTATGGCCTGTTGTTCTTCAAACAAGGCTCCTGCTAATTGCCGCACCTGGCGTTGTTGAACGTCCGTGGCCTCGGCTGATAATCGCCGCAGAGCCTGAGAGACAAAGCGCTGTTTGTCGGTCATGGCCAGCGCGTCATGCTCGGCGCGCAGTCCATCGATAACCTTACGATTGGCCTCAGCGATACGGTTCGCTGCTTCCTGTGCCTTGGCGGCAAGACGTGCCAGCTTGGCATCGCGAACAGAGGCGGCTTGATCCATCAATGCATCGACCTGGGATTGATTACTGCTGTCCGGGGCCAACAAGGCCTGAACGTCTTTTGCCAGTTGTTCATATTCAACCCGAATACGATCTGCCCCCTGATGGGTCAGGGTGAACAGCTGTCGCTGCAGGTCTTTTTCAAGCTTGCTGATGCGGTCCGCTCGGGCTTGAGCCGCCTTGATATCAATCTCCACCGTGCCATCATCTGTGGGTGTGCTGGTTTTTGGTTTTGGCTTGCCGCCCATATCTCTCTGCATCCAGGCAAGCTTTGCGGCCCATTGCTGATAGATGGCTGTTTTTTCCTTTAGCTGGCGTTCCAAAGCCACCTTACGGCCCCAACCAAGGGGATCGTCCATAAACCCGACATCCCCCAGTTCTTTTAGCTCGCGGGCAATTTCCTGTAATTCCTGGCGGCGTTCCGCGACAATGGAGCGGGTGCTACCGAGGCTCAGGCCATCGAAGTTAAAATCACCCTGGGCCAGAAGCTTTAATTGCTCATAGGCAATGCTGGCTTGATT